GAGAGAGAATTGAGGTCTCTCACATATCGCCGCGTAGGGGGTAGGGGTAGCAGCTCCTAACCTAATTAATATCTATTGTTTATACTTAAGTATGGGCTAAAATGTTAAATAGTGGCGCGTCAAACTGGACATAGCTTGATAATTAGTGGACATATTGCAGACCCTTTGACCTGGCTGATTAGTCGTGTCCGCGTAACTGTCTGATAGACAGTTATGCAAGTAAAACCCCACCCCGGGGGAAGCGATTTGCATTTTCAAATGCGCGTCGGGGCGGTACCTCCCAGACCGCACCTAAAAATAAAACTATACTTAGTTACGTATTGCTAACTTACTTGCACCCCTCCCCCCTTCGCTCTAAGATGTGCTTGGTTTTCATACAGGTGAACCACGTCTTTCCCAAGGCCAACAAACCCCCTAGTTTTTCAGCTAGTTCTAGGGGGTTTTGTTGTCTCTACCTAAATAAGTTGTAGAATTAGTATGCCCTATACCCCCTTTGCAAGCATAAGCGTTTTGGTTATTGGATAGCTTCAAAGCCCCCTAGGTTGTAGAGGACATTAGGGGGTTTTGTTGTCTTTGGGAAGAAAGACCTCAACATCTGCCTTGCATTTCGGGCAACTGAGGAAAGAAACCATCGAATAGTCTTCCAGATGCTCGCAATCTGAGTCACTACCCCAAATCAGTTCAGTTTTACAGTGCCAACAGTTCAAAGTTAGTCCTCCGATTCTTTAATATTGGCTCTTTCTTCTAACCTTGCCACCTTAGTATCAAGTGAATTAAGTCTTTTAAAGATTTCAACAGTAAAAGACTCACGTTTCTTACCGGCCCCCATTGCCAGCATGGCTAATACGGAAATCGAAGCCCCAAGGATTGCTGCAATAATCTCGTTCACCCTACCCCCGCTTACTGTGTAACTCATCTTAGTTGACTTTACCTAACTACTATGTTATACTTACTTACATACATACCATTGTATTACATCACATGAAAAGTTCCCATCCAACAGGATTGCATTATTTCCATCGCAACCCACATCCTAAAAAAGAGAGACACGGTGATTGTGGAGTACGAGCAATTTGTCTAGCTCTTGACCTTCCCTATAACAAAGTATGGAGAGCAGCGACCAAAGCGAAGAGGGAAATCAGCCCTTATTATTACAACCAGTGGGGGCAAAGAAAGAAGTCAAAAGTTACTGCCACTTGGTCATTATCTAGGAGAGAGCTAGAACGCACACTTTCCCTTCTTGATGTTTGGAACTGGAATTATTACCGTATTCCATCCAGTAAAACTGATAGAGCGATATTCAAATCTGAGAATTTTCCACGTCATTGTATTGCCCACCAGAACCGTCATTGGGTAGCAATAAAAGACGACGCAATTTGGGATTCTTGGGACTCCAGAGGCAAACGCAATAAAGAACTTAAAGGCTACTTTGCAACACAATCTTTGCAAGAAGAACTATTCCCCAGACTATTTGCTTAATCCACCCCGCCCTCGCAAGAGGGCTTTTTTATTACCTCGAGTTTGTCTTTCGCACGTAAAAACTATTTTTAAATTACTACCCATACATACTTAGGTAGTAACAAACAAAGGGTAATCCCAATGACAGATCCAAAGAACTTAAGCAGCATTGACTGTGTGAACATACTGGTCAATCAAACATTGCTTAAATCACTTTCAGACCAATGCAGATTGTATGAAAGTCTTTTAAAGACAGCAAGAGAGGAAATGAAGAAACTAAACGACGAGCAACCGGAGGGCTATAAATTTGGAGAACTTTAAAGTATCAAGAGCCGCAAGGCTCTTTTTATTTTTATCTATCACTTACCCTACCCCCTATTGATTTTGTATATAGATTAGAATAAGTTAACCAAGTTAAGTCTTAAGTAAATGTCACCTGATCCCGGCACTTACAACATTACGTTATATAGGCGAAATGATTGGAGTAAGGAGATTACTTTAACGGATTCGACTGGAAGTGCAGTTAATCTAACGGGATATAGTGTTGCGAGTGAATTTTGGAATATAGATAGAACGAAGAAATGGGTAGATGTAACGACATCGATATCGGATGCAGCAAACGGTAAGGTAACGATGAGTTTAACGGACACTCAAACGGCTGATCTACCTGATACCAGTTATTATGACTTAAAGCTTACTACTGGAGATATAAGTAATTTATGGTTACAAGGAACCGTCACGGCTAAGATGGGTTATACGACATGAGTAGTAATAGTGTAAATATTACAGAAACCAAGAATACGGTAACTGTAAACGAAGAAACAAATTCAGTAACGGTCCAACAGGGAGGCACATCAACTGTTGAAGTTATTACGGCGGGACCACAAGGAGCTAGAGGATCACAAGGAATTGACGGTGTTGCAGTAGGAATACCAACGTTAGGCGATCCAGGGAATATAATAATCAAAAGTAGTTATACTAACTATGACACTGCATGGTCAGCAACGCTTGACGGAGGGACATTTAACTAATGGCTAGAATACAACTCAAAAGAGGAACAAAAACAAACCTCCCTACCAGTTCAATGTTGGCCGGCGAGGCACATTTCACGACTGACCGAGGAACCTTACATGTTGCTACAGATGCGACTACAAAGTTACCGATTGTCCCACCGATAGAGGATCTGACAACTCTTGCGGCTGTTGACGGAACCAACGATCTAATATTAATTCACGATAACGATGAAGCTAGTGCGCAAAAGGAGAAAAAGATAACGTTTGCTGCATTTAAGACAGCGTTAAACATACCAGCTTCGGATACTGACGAGAAGACAGCCGTTGTGAGTGGAGGAACGAGTGGGTATATCTATGGAACCGACGGAACTGATGGAGTAATACGTGTTAACACCTCATTAGCGATGACAAAAGATAGTGGTAATGAATTTGTGACCCTCGCAGTAAATGATATTGATTTAGGTACGTTCTAAATGCCATCTCTCCGATTAAAACATGGAACCAGTGATCCGAGTGCCTCAGATTTTTCCGATACTGCTGAATTATTAGTCAATACAACGGACGGCGGTTTATTTACGAAGGACGACTCAAATAATGTTGTAGAGATTGGTTCAGGTGGTGGAGGATCATCGACTCTTTCAGGTTTAACAGATGTAACTTTGGGTACTCTTAGCGGTGGTCAAGTATTGAAATACAACGGATCAGCATGGGTTAATGATACTGATGCTACGGGTGGAGGAGGCGGTGGCTCTACCGATCTATTAGAGATAATGTTATTCACATAGGAGGTAACTCATGGCATTAACAAAAACAGGTTTAGGGGCAATCATAGAATGTGGTGTATCAGATACAACGGAAATTACAGGAACAAAAGTTGTTAGTGATAAAAATGTATATATCAAAGGGTTGTTAATCTTTAACACCTCGACAACTGACAATCAAACCTGTGAAATACATGTTGTTCCAAATAACTCTGGGAGTGTCGGTGCTGCTGCTGCCGCTAACAAAATTGGAAGACTTACTTTATCACCAGCGGATACAGCATTTTTCGAGTTTCCCTATCCTCTGACTCTAACAACTACTAATGATTGTATTCTTGTGGTTAATGCAGCAGGATACACAGTTAATGTTTTACCAATAGGGGATGTAGAGTCATAAGTTATGGCAATTATTTCTTTAAATGATAAGTATGTAAACGATGAAAATTCGGAATATAAAACCACGGGTAGAGAAATTCGTTATAGAACATCAGCTCAATTAACTGCAACAACCTATACACCAAAAATAACAGGACATTATCATTATTTTACTGATGGATCCGTAGGGGGTTTCGGTGCTTTTTGGGAAAGCACAAGTGGTGAATTAATAGACTTAATATTCAAGTCAACTGAAACAGTTATCTTTGAGAGCTCAGAAAGAACATCTACTGTTCAAACAGCCAGCAGTGACGCATGGAACGATTTTGAAATTGATTTAACAGGAAAGCCGAATGGCAGATTAGTTTTTTGTGTTCGTAGGAATTACTACAGACACGATTTTGCTTTAGATGACATTGTTTTCCAACCTTCTTTTGGTTCTTCTGTTAGTTTTGATCCCTCACTAGCAAACACAAGGAATAACGATTTATGGTTCAGAGCTAATAATAGTGTTACAGGAGTAACTAGCAAGTCAGTGGCAATGGATCGGTATTTGGATGACGATGATAGTACTCCTATGACTTTTACTGACGCAATGGGAGGTCTCTCTGATAGTGATACATGTAGATGGAATTACAAAGTAGGAGGAACACCAACGAGTTCTACTGGACCTGATAACGCTGCTGATAATAACAATAGTACTTTTTATATGTATTTTGAATCATCTGTTGATGAAACTAACAATAGAGCAGGGCTTGTGAGATGGCGGCATTTCTATAACATAGAGACAGGAGCACAATTATGAGCGTTACTATTACAGAGCATTTAGCTATTAATAAGAATCACGAAACAGACGACATAGAAGTATTAGTAATGGTTGAAGGTAGTGAATATGTCCACAAGACTGACATCAAGGTTAGCGATTGGCCTGATTATTTATGGTTCGGCTATAACGGTAGATCACCTGATAAACAGAGTAAATATAGAACCACATTAGAGTTTGTGAGAATACAGGATTGGACATGGACAGCTACCGATAAGAAACACCCAAGGACTTATGAAACTGATTATTAGATATGCAAAAACTAATTAATATTTTCTCTGTTATGTCTATTTCAATTATCGGCTTATATTTTTATTCAACTACTACTAAGGTAAGTAATGATTTTCTACCTGTTACCCATGTTGACTGTATAGAAGAGCCGCCTTTTGTCTTTGGAGATTCTTTCTCTAAATCTTTTTAATCACTATGAGTGAGGAGATAAATAAGTGAGTTTATTAGCGAATGTACCGGGGGGAAGTTGTTTAGAGCCACCTATTCACGTATCCAACCGAGCGAACGAAACTAATGAAAAATTGCGATTTAAAATTGTAGAGGGGTTACTACCAGCCCAAAAGGAATTTTGTAATGACGAAAAACACCTCATTTTAGGTTTCATCGGAGGCTTCGGATCAGGAAAAACCAGAGCATTATGCGCTAAAGCCGTCATGCTCTGTATGGATAACCCCGGAACAGTCGGTGCAGTCTTCGAGCCAACTCACATTTTGCTTCGCGACGTATGGATGAGAAGTTTCGACGACTTTCTAGAGGAATACGAAATTGAATATGACTTTCGAGTCTCACCGCAACCGGAATACATCATCCACACCGAACATGGCAGTACAACTTTGCTATGCCGAGCCACTGAAACATGGAATCGCATCAGGGGTCAGAACTTATCATTCATTCTTTGTGACGAAATTGATACTTCACCCGCTGAAACGGCGCAGAAAGCAAGCGAGATGTTCCTCGCCAGATTAAGAGGCGGTAAAAACCCAGTCCTTGCAGTGGGTTCTACCCCAGAAGGATACAAATGGTGTTATCGGACTTTCGTAGAAAACGGAGATAGCAAAGACCGCCGAATGATCAAAGCTAAAACAACAGATAACCCACACCTCCCACCCGGATTTATTGACTCGCTATACCAAAACTACGACGCGAATTTAATTGCAAGTTATATCGAAGGTGAATTTACGAACCTAGAGAATACAACTGTTTACCATCCATTCGATAGAGACAAACATTGGACAGACGAAGAAATTAACAACGAAGACCGCATATTTATCGGAATTGATTTCAACGTAGCCGCTTGCTTCTGTATGACAATTGTACGTCGCGGTGACGAATTCCATGTAGTAGAAGAACACTACCCCAAAGACACCCCGGCGGTAGTCGAAAAACTAATTAACACCTACCCCGACCAGTTAGAGAAAGAAAACCTCGTCGTAATCCCTGATGCGGCCAGCAAACAACGCACAACTACCAACGCTTCTGAGTCTGATTTATCCCTATTAAAGAAAGGTAATTTCATCGTTAAATCACAATCAAGCAACCCACTTGTGGCTGATAGAGTTAACTGCGTAAACGTATTGTTATTAGCGAATCGTCTCAAAGTAAGCAACAAATGTAAGTACTTAATTAAATCTCTCGAACAACAGACGTATGACAAAACTGGTAAACCTACCAAAGGGATCGGTGGTTTAGATGACGTATCAGGACCGGTAGACGCGCTAGGCTATGCCATAAGTTATTTAGCTCCACTACGGCGATGGTCGAGTGGTGGTTCAACCATCCGTATCTACTAGAATAGGGACATGACTATCAGCGGCTCCACCTATCCCAAGCGTCCGGGTCAAAATGCACTTATTGACTTAGGTGGATTAACCGGAAGGGTAGACATCCCAAAGAACGATCAACCCGAAGACCCCAGTGCTAAAAACGCTGCTGTCTTAGGTATGCTCCCTTACTGGGATCCAATCAATACCTGTGTTGGTGGTACAAAGACGATTAGACAGAACGCAGAAAATATAATTCCCAGAGAAGAGCGAGAAGACGACGATGCTTATAGCAGACGCATCTTCCACGCCGTAATGCCTCCTTTCCTACAACGTCTTGCTTCTCAAGCTGCGGGAACAATACTAAGACGCGGTATTCATCTAGAGGGAGGAGACGAAGAGTATTGGCGCGAGTGGGCTAAAGATGTCACAGGTGATGGCACACCTCTAAACGAATTTGCGAGACGGGTATTAGTAGATGCACTCTTATATGGACATACCAGCGTCTTAGTCGAATCACCGAGCGACTTACCGAGCAATTTAGCTGAGATGCGTTCAGGTGATTACAGACCGTACCTTTGCCCTATCGAGGCCCAACAAATATGTGGTTGGCGCACCGAAGGCAATCGTACTCAGGCCGACTTAACTCAGTTGAGGTATTCTGAGGTAGTAAGCGAACCCGACGGAAGATTTGGAGAAGATGTCATCGAGCAAGTGCGAGTTCTCGAACCGGGCAAATATGAAGTCTGGAGAACAGAAGACGCAACAACAGGAAGAAACGCAGGTTGGTACCTCCACGAATCAGGAACCTACGACCTTGACCGAATCCCAGTCGTCACAGTCTATTCCAACCGACTTGGAACCCTGCTCTCTAGACCTCCCCTCTTAGAGGTCGCGAACCTAAACATCGCATACTGCCAACGCTTCACTGATTATCACCACAGTATTCACGTTGGTAGTCAACCAATCCTAGTGTTAAAGGGTTTCGACCCTGACTCAGATAACAAGCTTGGTTTATCAGTCAATACGGCTGTGTTGCTCCCTCCAGATGGAGATTGCAATTATGTCCAAGCAACCTCCGACTCTTTTGAAAGTCAACTTGATTGCCTACGCACCCTCGAAGAGCAAATCAGCAGCCTTGGAATTAGTACATTAGCTCGTCAGAACATCACCAACGCAGCCGCCGAAGCCAAGCGTCTGGACAGAATTGACAGCGATTCGATCATGTCAATCATTAGTGAAGACCTAGCCAGAGCGATCACTGAGATACTAGGTATGGCAGCGGATTACGCAGGTGTAGAACCACCGCAAGTCACCATCCCACGCGACTACGAGAATCGTTTACTTGATGGAAATCAAATAACAGCGATGCTCCAGCTCCAGATGCAGAATCAAATCTCGCAAGAGACATTGCTACGCATCTTGCAAGAAGGTGAAGTCATCCCACCTTATGTTGAAATCGACGGTGAACTAGCGAAAACCAAAGACGAACTAGAAGACAAGTTAGAAATGGATCTTGACCAAGTACGCGAGCAAGTGAAGATCAAGAATCAGGAAACCGGCGGCATTAACAGCGGAGATGCAGCAGCAGGAAAAACAAAAGGGTCAATGACTCTTCCCACGCCAATGAGATCTGGCAAGTATGCAGAGTAATGAGAAAGAAGAAGAATTACTTGCTTTATTTCTCTATTTCGCCAATCGAATTGAAGCAAGGATAGAAAGAGAGGTGCGGCCAGTTCTGCGCCTCGCAATGTTAGAACTACGTCAATTAATTAGTGAGATCAGCCCAGAGGGACAATTTCGAGAATTTGAATGGCGAGAGATTCAACCAAGAGCGTTACCTATTTTATCGAGGATAGCTAGTGTTCTTCGGGTACAGATCCCGCCAGAACTAGCGGTAATAAGACCAGAAATACAAAAAGCAGCGGCAGAGTATGTAGACCAACCGGCTCCTGCTGTTGAACCCATTGATAATCAGGAGTTATTAGAAAAGGTAGTAATAGGTGGAATAACATTAAATCAAATCCTTGGTAGTCCGGGTGTATCTAATCGTCTAACAATAAACATGGCTAAGGATTTGGATCGAATGGTTCGCACTTCTTTATTTATGGAGCGTCCAACAAGTGAAATTGCTGACAAAGTAGTACGAACTCTAGAGCGTAATGGCCGAGTTATATCGCAAATCCGCAAAGGTTCCTACGCTAACCAAATCCTTAATAGAACAAATAACACAATCTCAGCCGCAGTCTGGGATGTCGCCAATAAAACAGCCCGAGAATTTTGGGGAGATATAGCGGCTCCAAATCAAAAGTGGATATGGTTAGCGACTTTAGAAAACACTTGCCCTGTATGCCTACCCTTTCACCGCGTAATAAAACCAAATTTAAAAGACTTTCCTGCGTTACCGGCTGTTCATCCAAACTGCCGATGTGTTGTAGTTCCGGTAGTATGAACTAAATTAGGTAATTAGTTATGGCATGTTGGTATCCAAGTCCTTGGTGGCCCCGTTGGGACACAGATAAAACTGAAGCTAGTACACCCAAGAAAGCTAGTAAGCCACGTAAAAGAGCAACAAAGAAGAAAGAAACAGTACCTACTTAAGTAATTGCTACCAATTTAAGTAAGTACGAGGTAGAATCTAGTTAACCTCTTGTTTTTGCATGTCTGAGGATACAGCGGTAGTTGAGCCTGTGGCCGACGTTGCTAGTGAGTCCGTGACCGCTACACCCGCAGCAATTCCACCAAACCCCCCTGTTAGTTCACCGGAGGGCAGTGCCGCCGAAGAATTACTACAGAAGAAATTAGGTTTCGCCAACTCTCAAGCTGCCAAAGCTAAGAAAGAAGCGGAACAGACAAAAAAGCAGCTCGCAAAACTTCAATCTGAAGTAGCACAGTTGCAAGAATCTCAACAAACGGCGGTGCGTGAAAACCTTGAAAGTCAAGGTGCTTACAAAGAACTATATGAAGCGGAGAAAGAGCGTTCCAAAACGCTAGAGACCCGTCTTCTAAATGAGACTGCTGAGTTGCAAACTAAGTTGGAGTCTGTGACCCAATCAGCTAGTCAGGAACGTCTCAAAGCCAGTTCTTTATCGGCAATATCTCAGTCCAACGCATTAAACCCGGAGCAAATGTATACGTTGCTCCAACCTCAATTGCGTCAAAGTGACGAAGGAAATCCGACTGTGTTAAACGGGGGCGTTGAACAGAGTCTTAGTGATTACCTTGGTAATTTGAAGCAAGCGAAGGAGTGGCAACATCATTTTGCAGCGGGTGGAAGTAGAGGAATGGGATCAAACGCAGCGTCACCAAGCGTGGCACCCGGAATGTCTAATCCTTATAAAACGGGAAACATGACGGAAGCGATCAAGCTTGAGGTTGAGAATCCTGAACTTGCGCGAGTACTGAAAGCAGAAGCACTCAGAGGGTAATTCACGGAACCCTTTTTAAGAGCCAATGGCGGCTACCTATCAGAATTACAACGCCACCTTTTTAGGTGATCTTGTAACACGTCCAGAATTTCTGGGCTATGTCCAAGAGGACATTTATAACGGCTGTAAATGGATTCAATCCGGCGCAGTCACAAGAAACTCAGCTTTAGACGCTAAAGCCGGGGGAATTTCTGTTCAAGTTCCATTTTTTAAACCGATTACTCCTACAGAAGAGCGAATCGAGTCAAATAATACGTGGGGTACGAGTGGCGCAGGTTACTTAACACCACAGAAAATACAGGCAACAGATCAAATCATGCCAATCATTAGGCGTGGTTTCTCTTATGCCGTAGATGACATCAGTAAGTTAGGTACTGGATCTGACCCAATGGGTGCTATCCGCAACCAACTTGCTAAAGCAATCAACAAGCTTCGTACAGCTACTTTAATTAATCAGCTTGACGGTATCTTTGCGAGTGCTTTATCAGGTAACGCAACTGACGTATCTAGTTCTACAACTTCTACAAACACCAACTATTTAACATTAACCAATGTTATTAAAGCCAAGAACTTACTTGGTGAGCGTGGTGGCGAGTTAAGCACAATCGCAATGCACAGCGATGTTTATGCTTACTTGCAGGAAGTAGGAGCATTGCAGTTCTCAGCTAACAACTTAGCGAGTGGTTCCAGTATCCAATGGGGAGGCGGCGGCCTTGGAGTATCTAATACTCAAGTAGCTACCTTCATGGGACTAAGTGTTGTTGTTGATGATTTATTAGCACCAACTCTCAACTCAGGTGGGTCTGATCAGTATCCGATATATTGTTTAGGCGCGGGCGCGGTGAATGAGGGAGTCCAACAGGACTTGAAGGTGGAAGTAGATCGTAACGTGTTAAGTCTTCAGGACGTATTAGCTCTTAGCTACCACTACGGCTTCCATTTAGGTGGAACTAAGTATGGTGGTTCTGCTAACCCAACTAACGCCACTCTTGGTACATCCGGCTCATGGACGCTGGCCTACACAGAGCGCAAGATGGTTGATGCTGTGAAGCTAACTGTTAACACTCCTTATTCGACGAATAAGGCTTAATTGCTCTTGGAGTAAATATAAAGAGGGGAACTGTAAAAAGTTCTCCTTTTTATTTTTCTATTAAACTGAGTTAAGTTAGGCAGGGTAACTAAGTGATCTCAATGGTTCGCTTTTATCTCATGCCCCGTGAGGGCATCCCTGAAGAGGTGTTACCAACTTATTATCCATCGGTTGTTGATGTAAATTCTCACGATGCCCGTAAGACTCGCCGCCGATTAAGATCTCAATATAAAGGTTTAGAAATCATCGCTGTCCCACTCTGATGTCATTACCAACCACCACAAGTTATGTAGCCAGATCTGACGCTGATACATACTTTGCTACATCATTTAATAACGCAGCTTGGGGAGCATTAAGCGATGCCCAAAAAGATTTAGCTCTACAAGTAGCAACAAGAAATCTCGAAACGCTTCAGTGGTTTGGTACAAAATGCACAGATACACAGGCGTTGAAATGGCCGAGAGAAGTACCAGCCGACGGATCATCTGATGCCACTGTATGCACAACTATCCCTAACCAACTAGTCGAAGCAACCTGTGAGTTAGCACTTAAGCTCCACGCAAATCAATCAGTAATGATTGACGGACCTGAAACAACGACGACAGGTACTTTCGTATCGAAGGAAAAGCTAGGAGAACTTGAAGTCGAATATGACGAATACGATGGAGCGAAGAATGTATCAACCGGTCCCAAGATCATTGTTTTATTTCCTTGGCTAAAAGAACTACTTAGGTCTTACGCAAGGGTAGGTAGCACTTCAGTTATTACGGCGGTGAGATCGTGAGCAAAATTGACGACGTATTTGGTAAGTTACCCGGCCCTCTAATTACAAAGTGGGGGCAGGAGATGACCTTTGTTCGAGTTAGCGGGACTGGTACATATAACCAAACAACCGGTGTTGTATCACCCAACGAAACTAATATTCCAGTCAAGGCAATCATCACTCAGGTATTACCTACCGAAGTAGATGGAGTCTTGCAGATAAGTGATACCAAGATCCTTATTGATGCGGCTCA